TTCTAGGACCACTGCCATTCTATCATAGGCAGCAGCAGTTTCTGTCTTTTGGTAGGCAGGAATCTGTGCGCCATTATGGAAGAAGAAGTTAGCATTATCATAGGCACCAGCATTACCAAGATAGGTTGCATCATATGCAAGTGCTTCTACAGCAAATCTAATATCTCTCTTACACTTGGCGCTGTCATAAGAAATACTATAGTTTGCCTTTACCCACTCGTTTACTTCCTCTGAGATAAACACTTTGTTTTTGATAAGCTTAGTCTTTGATCTAGAAGCATCATCTTCTGTTTGAGAAGAGTCGTAGTATGTAGATGCATTAACAGGAGTAGGAAAAGATCCTGCCTCTAACGAACCATCATTATCGCTATCGGCATTGTTCTTGCCGTTTTCAATAATATCTTTAAGCTCGCTCCAGTATGCATCTGATCTGGAAAGAGAGGTTGCATCTCCATTAATGGCAGCAAGATCATTGACAAGGTCTTTTGTTGCGTCTATGCTGAATAATACTTCAGTGATGCCTTGAGTATATGATCCTGCACGTCCTTGGAATACCTGATTGAAGTTTGTACCTAATGCAACATCATACTTAGATGCATCGATATAAAGACCTAAGTCTCTTCTTGTCTTGGTTTCTAAGACAGAACCTTCTGCACCATCATAATCAAGTCCAGCAGCGCCTCTGCGTTCTGCTGCTACTGCTAATGCTTTATCGAGTGTAAGGAATGCACGGTCAATGCTTGTTCCATTATTACTATCATTACCGCTTTTGGAAACATAAAAAACGTTCTCAGCGACCTGTGCGCCACCAAGTTCAATGATAGATAATTCTCCATCATTATCTCTCTTAAAGAACATTTTGCCATCATGTGTATTGATGGCCACCTCGCCTAAATCTAACTGCGATGTACTCGGCTTGTTACCAGATACAGCACTGCGGCGTAACTTAATAGTTGACATTACGTCTCCAACCCTACATTCGACTTATATAAGCCTAAATTTTTTATATTAGAGTGACGATAACTATATGAGCACCGTCACTTTCATTTATTTATATCAAAAACTTCCGCCGTCAATTGTATTCATAGTAACTAATCCTGCAACTACATTGAATTCGTTACTATCAAACTGTGCTACACCAACACTATCAACGGATGCTATTGGAACTTCAAAGTCGATAGTCCCATCACCGTCTTGATATGTTACAGTAATATTTGTTTCTGTATTACCAGAAACCATAGCGCCGATAATATCTTGAATAGATTCATCTTTAAGACTTGCCTGACCACTACTAAAGACAAAATCATCGCTATCTAAGAACTGAGATAACGCACTATCAGTAAATGTGATTCCACTGATAACAGCAGAATCAACTGAAAGAGTAGTTATATTTAAGTTTGATATATTTAAGTTTGAAAGAGTAGTCTGACCAGTAACGTTTAGATCACCAAATGTAACAGAGTTGGAAGTACTGTCACCACGACTAGTTACAGTATCTAAAGTACTAGTATTTTCAAAAGTAAATGTACGTTCAGCAGAATCAATAGTAATCAGTATATCAGAACTATCAAGGAGGTTTAACTGACCAGATAATTCGTTAAGAGTTCTTACACCAGCATTAGGAATACCTGTTAGAATTCTTCTAACCAGAACCGGAGATTTTTTGGTGATTATTACTCTATTGGTCATTATCAGTCTCTTAAACTATGGAAGTTGCCGAAGGATAAATTTCTAGTTTTCCTTCTAAGACTTTTACAGAAGAATTGTCTTTCAATAAAAATACATCATATACATATCTACCAGACTTAATATCATCAGATACAGTTCCATCTAAAGCTAGATCAACTGCGTTAACTGGATCGCCGGGAAAGGTAACAGTAAAATTATAAGCATCAGAGTCCCTAGTAGCGTAAGTCTTTTTGAAAGTAGCTCTACCTGTATATCCTGAAGATACATTCCATAAAGACCTATCACTGTCAAGCAACTCTAGACGAAATAATATATCATCTCCTTGATGTAATTCTAAATCGGCATATTCTGGCATGATTCTCTTCTTATGAACAGTTGAGTGGTTAGTCTTATTTATATTGATTTTTGTTCTAGTAGTTCACCAATCAGTTTTTTCAATTCAGAGAGTTCTGATTTCAATTCAAGAACAGTCTCTCTTTCTTCTTGCTGTTCTTTCATTAATTGCTTTCTGCGTTTAGCAGCTTCTAGACCATTTTTATCAATGTTGAGGATAACTCCCGTAGATTTATCTTTAATAAGATTGGAGTTACCCTCAACTTTTACATAATCATCATTCATTCATTATGTTCCCAGAGCAATTGCTCTCAGGTCTTTAATGCGAGGCACCCTAGAGGTGTTAGTTGACCTAAATACAATCTTTAATTGGAAGGTAGTGAACGGTGTTAATGTACCACCCAGACCACCAATAGTGTAAGCATACTCTCTAAAGATATCTCTGTTATCATCAGTACCGATACTAGTATCCAAGCTTGCCTGAACATAGTTGACTGTATTGATATCATCATCAGAACCAATTGGAAGTGTTCTGTAGTATAGATCAACGAAAGAACCAGAAGGTCTATTGGCAGACAACAGAACTTTTAGACCAACAGCAGGTTCAATAATATTGATTGGAATAGTAACATGCTTAGACATAGCAGAACCAGAACCACTATTGGTTTCTGCAATGTATTCAATAGGGTTGTTCGTCGTAATATTATCAGCACCGAGAGCAGAGTCTTGATTATCGATAATATTACTTACAGTTGATACAGACAATGAAGCAAGGTCAATGACAGGTGATACATAGGTATCACCAGTTGCTAGAGACGAAGTATACTTGATAGATTTTCTACCTGTATTAGAACTAGTAAACTCATCTTCTTCAATTCTACTGTTAGCAACAACTCTTGGAGAGTTAAATCTAATCAATCTAAATGGTTCAATATCAATTTCTTCACCAGCAAGGTCTAAAGTGCCGTAAGCAGTATTAGATACGTTATTAGCAGTAACCAGAGAAGCACCTGTAGTGAGATTTGCTGTGGTCCCAACAGTTGTTCCGTTGTATGGTAAAGTCAGTCTCATATTAGGGACCATCTCATCCATTAGAATATTTACTTCTGAGTTGACACTGCTACCACCAGTAATAATAGTTTGAGTTGCAGCAGAGTCTGCTTTGAACTGGAAACTCTCACCATCTACTTTTGTGATTGTTCTTGCTCCCAGCAGGGACGTTCCTAAGATACCCCCATATCTAGTAGAAGAATCTACACCAGTAATTTGAACTTCATCATTGACAACAAAACCAGAGTTCATTGCAAAAATACGCACATCACTATCACCAGACGTTGTGGAAATAGGATCAACAGGAAGTCTAGCATCATCAATGGCAAAGTTTTCAAAGATAGCAGTGCCACTAGAAGCAAAGTCAGCTCTGTTAACCTTAAACATCATATCCCTAAACTGGTTAGGTGTCCAAGTCACAGTGTTCTGTGACGAAAAGAATGATCCCAGTGTAGGCTGCGAAGTAACTCTTCTATTGGTGTCATTTACCACAAACTCGGTTAGGTCAGCAACATAGACATTATATGCTTGTGTGTTTGCTAGTAATACTAACGCATAGGAAGTATTACCTTCAAGGTAAATAGGCGTATCAAATGTAAAGGTGGTTGAGTTACTTCTAATTTGTGATATAGTTACTGTATCAGTAAATGGTGTAACATTAACATCAGCTGGATTCAGTGTAACCTGACTACCCGGTAGGATTTCATCCTGAGAAGGGACACCGCTACGCAGTGGTCTCAATTCCAAAGTGATTGGTGTATTGTCATTAGGGTCATTAGTGCCAACAGTATCAACAGAGTTAGGTGTAGTCGCAAAGTAAACTTCTACACTAGTGATAAATCCACCATTATCATTCTGGAATTGGAATGACTGAGCAATAGGGTCTCTTCTTCCAGTTCGAGGTGGTCTTGGTTGTTGGAACTGGAGACCTAAGAGTTCAGCATTCAATCCAGCTGCTCTATATTCAGCAGATGCACCAGAAAGACTAGCTAAGGATGCTGTACTAAAGTCTGCTTTACTAGACACTTCAGTATCAAGCAGAGAAACATCTCTAGAACCAGTTTCAAACTTCAAAGAACTATTATTAGGAATAAAGAAGGAACCAATAATAGTACCATTCGCATCAGAAGTCAGCTGAGAACTTCCATCAGGGTGAGACGTTTGATTTTGATCCCTACCACTAGTTAGAACATCAATACCACTTGAGTCAGCAAAGAACTTAAATCCTGCTGCTTCTTCTCTGACAAAGTTTGGAATAGGGGTTCTATCAAAGTATAGGAAGTGTTCTCTATTAGGAGCAAGTCCTTGTGCTCTGAAGAATACTTTTCTGGAACGGATGAACGGGATTAGATTTACACCTGTCACAAACCTTCCAGCAGCCAGTTCAGACAATCTTCTCTGAGTAGTCCTTAGTCGGGTAGTTACAGTTGTAGAACCTACATTGAAACCGGGACGCAGATCAAGACCTTCAAATCCTGTACCCTCAAGTGGAGTAAGTTCAGACTGCGTAGGTCTGATGAAACTATTTCTAATACGGTTGCGAATAGTATCTGCATTCTGACCTTCTTGCAACTGAATACGTCTACGTCTTCTCTCAACAGTAATCCACTGATCTACGGTAGGAGAAAGGTCTAGCATACCCTCATAGATAATTACGTCATAGGGATTTACGTTCTCAATCCCTGTAGCAAGGTTTTGATTAATCTCTGCTGTCTCACTATAGGAAAGCATCAGAGCATCACCACGTTGCACTACATTACTAGAAGTTCCGTTGAAACTAGTAGTTCCGGGTTTAAACTCCATTCTTACATTATCTTGAGTGATGAATGGGTTGATAGTATTCTCATCAAGGTCAATAGACGCAAGGTAACCATCACCTGTAATATCAGAGAACTTGAAGTCTTTGAAGTTGTCTGCAAAGAAACCATTCTTGAAACGATTATTGCCGTTTGCATCCAGAACTTCCAAAGTAGAAGTCTCAAGTTCCAAGAGACTGAGCGTAACTGCTTCTTCAATATTATCAATTCTCTTTACAATGTTACCAATATCCCGCATTGTGTATCTGCGGTTATCAACGTAATTAATAGAAAGATCATTAGCATCATCAGTGTAGGGACTCAGCGTAAAGTTTACAAGCTCTAGTGCATTGTCAGGAACAACTGGTTTAAGTGGAGACTCAGCAGGTTTACCTTCAATATAAACAATTTCACCTTCTGTATTAGCAACCAAAACATCTCTTCTGGACTGATAGTAGTTAACATCTGCTGTAATTACATCAGTGTTAGCAGGAAGAGCATGGACAAAGGAACTACCACCACTAAAAGTTCCATCAGTATGCTTGGCACTTCTGAAGTCCAGAACATTTCTTAGTTCTACCTCAGTGCCATTGTTCTGACGATACTTTGGGATATCTTCATACTCAACTTCACCAGAATAGGAGTTTACAGAGAAGAAGTCACCTGTAGTACCATGAGAGAAATACTTATAATGGACAGTAGTAGACGTAGGTATAGACAAACCACTATTCAGAATAACTCTACCAAAATCATAAAAGTTATCTCTCTGTCCATTATCAGTAGTAAAACTACTCAGAATACTATTACCAGAACCATCACCAATAGAGTCAAAACTAAAGATATCTTGTTTTGTCAGTGTAAAGAACCGAAGACCGGAACCATCACTTTCGATTGCACCAGCAGCGAAGGTATCACTTGCGCCTGTCTGAAGTGTCTTTGATCTTTCAGCAGATGCAGAACCTCTAGCAACAAATCCCAAAATCTCATATTGAGTACTATTACTCAATCCACTATATGTCACAACTTCGCCATCAGAAGTAGTTGGAGTAATATCTACAACAGTACCATCAGTAACCTCTGCAATAATCCAAGATGTTAAATCAACACCAATCTCAGGGTCTACCAACTCATTAGTTGTTCTGATTATTTGTAGTTCACCACTAGCACTAGATGTTTTCAAAAATCTTCTTTGAACAGTTAGACTACCTACATCAACACCGTTATCTTTCTTAGGTCTGATACGAGGCAGATCAAAGAATACGTTATTGTTATTTGCTTCTTTGATAACAGCATTACTGTTTTCTAATACTAGATTGGCATAGTTATCTGAATCTGCTGCAATACTAACCGTGTCTCTAAAATTGTTTGAACCAGTCATGTTAATATCAAAAATATGGTATCTATAGTTAGCACCATCTTCAACAACACTTCTAATTCTAGTTGTTCCTAAAATCTTAGAGTCATGAACAGCTTCCCCAGAGTCACTGTAAAGATTCCATTGCTCAAAATCATTGACACTTGGAAGACCCTTAATCGTATCAGCTACAACATAGTGACCGTATGTTGCTGAAATATTCTCATCATCTAAAACGCCGCTAGTCGTTTGAGAACGGTTTACATCAATAAATGTCTTCTGAGGTTTAGCAACTCTATACCCATCTACATATGCAGTAATAGGGTCAACGTCCAGTGTAAGTTCATCAGAATCTTTTTCTGTAAAGAACACTATAGGGTCATTAACTGTGTAGTCACCAGACTCTTCTTTAGTGCGAAGAGCTAACTCATCACCAATAATGCTGTAAGTGTTTTCATCAATAGGTTGTTGAATAACACCAGCAATAAGGTTATTAGTAACAATAAAGTTTGTATCAGAATCTACACTAGCAGAATCATCAGTAGCAAGTGTCAAAGTAATTCTATATCTATCAGCACCCGGTGCAGTTTCGTTAGGAAGAACATTCTGATTATCATACAGAGCAGTAGTGTCTTCTACAGTGACAATATCTTCAGTTATAATGAAACCAACATTTGTCGTAGGGGTATTAGAATACTTGGAGACAATGATAGTTTGTGGCTGTGTTTGAACAAACAAACCACGAATGAAATATGCACCATTACCAACAGATGCACGACAACCTTTACCTACTACACCAGAACCAGTTACTACTGTGCCACTAGTACCGCCACTACCACTTGTATTTGCTAATGTTCCACCACTAGAAAATCTAGGAGCAGCTGCTCCAGTTGAGAATGATCCAGCATGGATATAATCTACAAATACTGTTGGAGGGTCACTACCTTCAGCTGCAATAAAATCAATTACTCTTGCCTTGACACCATCGCCATCTGTTAGAATATCTCCAGCATACATTACAGGTGCAGGAGAAGATTCAAGTTTAACAAACTCAATATCTGTATCTACATTAAGACCACCGGGAACAACTACCGAACCATCTTTGAAGATGTTCTTACCAAAGCGTTCCATCTGCTTTTGGATGATGGTCTGCATTTGAGTAAGTTCTCTTGCCTGAAGAGCGTTGCCAGAGTTAAATAGAATTCGTTGATAATTATCAGTTTCACTAAAATCGTCCTTATACGTGGTCGAAAAAGTGTTTTCATTTTTTGTTATTGCCATCTTCTATCTAACCTTTATTAGAACTGAATAGTAATTTTAATGTCTTCTGTGCCTGCTGCGGTTCTTTCTACAGCTGCTCTATTTTCTACATAAAGCAAATCGCCGGAGTATGGATTAACTTCACCATCAGAATCTGAAACAAACGTGCCGAATACTGTAGTATCTTCTGCTGAATCTTTAATAGCATTACCGCCATCTAAGAAAGGCACGAATCCAGTATTATCATTTTGATGATACAGAACTGTAGCATCTGCATCAGTCCCTGTAATCTTATTAACGTATGCTTTTGCTGTCACACTTGCCTGAACTTGGGACATGATGTCATCTACATCCAGACCAGTGAGACCTGTCCCACTATTTAGTGTCAAAATTTTCAAAGCACTTCCAGTAGTTGCGGTAAAATCAGAATCTGCTGCTGACCGACTAGTGGGAATTTTAGGGTTTTTCAGAATACCAACCTGCCTGAAGTCTGCTCCAGTTCCTACTAAGAAATCACCGGAACCTGCCTCACCTACAATTTTAGAATTAAACATAATAGATGAAGACTTTAAATCATCTCTAGGATCGGCACCGATACCATTAGAAGAAATAATAGGTTTTACAACTGCACCAGAACCACTACCAGTAACAGTTACAGTAGCATTATCATATCCAGAGCCAAACGGAAAACCACCAGCAGAGTCATCAACATTTACTGCAACAATAGCACCACTTGCTACAGTAGCAACTGCTCTTGCATTACTACCATTACCACTTACCGTAATAGTAGGAGCAGAAGTAAACCCAGTGCCACCAGAGTTTACCAAATACCCAACAATCTGACCAGAAGAAGCAGCATCTTGAACGTCTTTTTGGGACTGCTGAATATTACTCAGACCAGCTGATGCAGTGATCTTCTCAACAGGGATGAAGTTTGATGTAGCAAAAGAGTTAAGTCGTGTAGCAGACTCAGTAAACAAGAATTTCCATACATAACCATCAGAGGTCTTTACAGGAGAAGTGGTAGTTCCTGTAGTGTCTGGATCAACTGTAGATGTATTAACGTTACCAGAAACGTCTCTACCTGTCCTCAAACAAATATAAACACGGTTGGACTGAGTGATTACATAATACTGACCATTATCAGTAGAATTCTGTGTGTCTCTATAAGGCTGATAGATTGTGCCAGAAGACCAGTTGTATCTCTTAGCAACAAAACTTACCGAAGAGATTTTCTGTATAGACTGAAGATTGTTTCTGAAATCTCTTTTGGTTGTTTCCGCATCAACAATAGTACTCGGTGCAGTGTCTGTTACATTCCATACATCAGTCTTACCAATACCCAAGTAGTAGTTATTAGAATCTGCTTGCAGATCATCTATTAATTTTTCTACTAAGAGTTGCTTAGTATCTGTAGTTACTATTGCTACCATTTTTTATCTCTTCTTATGTAATTACTACGTCGGTATCAGCTGAATCTTTATGACCAATCAGATACCATTTAGAACCTTCCCAGATTGCCTGAGTAGAACCATATTGACTTAGTTTGAAGTTTGTGCCATTTGCAAATTTTCCGACAGATGGAGTCACTGTTGCTACACCCGTATTCTTATTCAAAAAGATTTTATATTGTCCAGTTGATGTGCCATCACCAAGAGTTGCAGCAATTGTGCCAGACCCTTTATTAAAAATAATAAGTGTATCAGAATCATTTACTGTTGCACTTGCTGTGTCAATAGTTTGAGTAGCATAGGCAGCATTAATACCATTACTAGCAATACTATTTCCACCAAGAGTTAGGTATAACTCAGAGAAGTTATCGTTGATCTTTTGACCACCAGAACGTAGAGTGTCACCAGTTCCGTCATTAGCATTTGTGCCGATATCTAAAGTTTGCTTTGTCATATTACCTGCTTAAAAAAATCTGTTGAATATATTTATCACACATTAACTAACGTTTCCTGTTACAATTGCAAGGTCGCTACTGTCAGCAATAATTGTGCATACTCCATATTCTGCCAACGTAACACTGGTTCCACTATAATCAGAGTCAACACCTGCAACTCGTACTCCACTGGACCAAGTGTCAAAGGTAATAGTTTTTTGAGAACCAGTAGTATCAGCTATTGTAACAATATCACCAGCCGAGAAATTTGCTGCATTGATATTTACAACACTTGCATCTGTCCGCAGACTAAAA